GACATGGGTAAAAAAATGTTGTCACTTGTAAAGAGCATCGGATAAACTTATATGAGACATGAGTCCTTAGACAAATTAATGGCATTAGGCATGGCCGCAGTCGTTGGTATTGTTGGTTGGGCTCTGTACAATATTGTTGAACTTAAAGAAGACATGGCATCAGTCAAGTCAGATGTAAAACACATATCAAAAACCGTAGATGAAATCAGTAAAGTTGTAGCCGTAAGAGCTATAGATGATTTCGAAAAAGTTGTTAAGAATTAGTTGACACCTTCCTTTTTTTAAGTTATACTGTTTTCAAACAATTTAAAATATATTATGAATTCCATCCTACACTTTTATCAAAAAAATATCTCTTGGAATATTGAAGAGATAAAAAAATTGAATTTTAAGTTCGTTAAAACTTATCAAAAAAATCCATCGTATACTGAATATTTTCATAAAAGATATGAAAATGTTATAGGTAATGATGCGTATTATTTACCAAATATGATGCCTGATTTTGTTGACGATGTTTTGAACTTACCTATCTTTGATGAATATAGCATGAAACTTCCTGGGATTCATAGAATGCAACCCGGTATGGCTTTACCAGTTCATTCCGACCCTTTTGGTAATGTTTCAAAATTGTATGACATAAAAAACATCGAAGAAATTGATAGATACATTATTCATCTTGAAGATGCTAAAGCCGGTCATTATACTCAAGTAGAAGATGAAATATGGTGCAATTATAGATTAGGTGATTATGTTTGGTGGAAAGGTAGTACTAAACACGCCGCATTTAACATGGGAACAGAAGACAGATACACACTACAAATAACTTGTAAAAAATGAGCATTTATATAGACATAAAATATTTGAATTTATTATCAAATCAATTAGAAAGATTTGCACGGAAAAGAGAAGACCTTTACAATTTTAGATGTCCAATTTGCGGTGATTCGCAAAAGAAAAAGCATAAAGCAAGAGGCTACGTATATCGAAAAGATAATGATTTATTTTTTAAATGTCATAATTGCTCTTCTGGTATGTCAATGTCTAATTTTATCAAAGAGATAAATCCTACATTGCATCAGCAATATGTCATGGAAAGATATACTAGTGGAGCAAGTAAGTATGCCAACACTGCGAAACCTGAATTTAAATTTGAAGCACCTAAATTTTCTGATAGTTTAATACCTTTACAGAAATTGCAACCTGTCAACTTATTAGACGAAGACCACTACTGTAAAGAGTATGTTGTGCAAAGAGGTATACCAAAAGAGCATCATAAAAATTTATATTATGCGGAAAACTTTAAACAGTTTGTGGGGGAGTTTCAAATTTCCGAAGATGATATATATAAACATCTTTATGAGGAACCGAGATTGGTTATTCCGTTTTTTGATAAATCTAGAGAGATGTTTGCTCTGCAAGGCAGGGCTCTCGGCCAGTCCGACCTTCGATATATTACAATTAAACTAAGTGACGAATATCCTAAAATTTTCGGGCTTGACCGAGTTGATAAAAACAAGCCAATTTATGTGGTAGAAGGACCTATAGATTCCTTTTTTCTTGAAAACTGTATTGCAGTAGCAGGTGGTGATTTGGTTTCGGCTATAAATTATTTTACTAATAGTGAATTGATTTTTGTTTATGATAATGAAAGACGAAATCATGAAACAATTAAGAAAATGGAAGCCACTATTGAAAGACAACATAAGATTGTCATATGGCCTCGGTATATAGAGCATAAAGATATTAATGATATGTTTTTAAATGGTGTAGATGTTATTAATGAGTTGAAAAATAATGTTTATTCTGGATTGACTGCAAAAACTAAAATGTTGGAATTTAAAATATGATTGAAATGACACAGGTACATAAACATGGTTTTGTGAAGTTATTGGAAGTGATGGGCAATGACGAGGAAGTTGAAAATGCCGCAAGAATTAGTTACGGTGAAGGTACACGGAAGGTAAGCCAAACGAGAAATCTAATTCGATATTTGATGAGACATAAACATACATCGCCATTTGAGATGTGTGAAGTGAAGTTTCATCTGAAACTACCGATATTTGTAATGAGACAACTTGTTAGACATAGAACCGCTAACATAAACGAATACTCTGGTCGTTACTCATTAATGAGTGATGAATTTTATTTGCCTGCTGAAGCCGATGTGCAGGAGCAATCGAGTTCTAATAATCAAGGGCGTGGTCAAGATTTAGACGAGGACAATAAAATGTTAGTTCTAGGTCGTATGCACGCCATTACTGACCAGGCAAAAGAGTGTTATAGACAAATTGCTACCCCAACTCCTCTCGATGGATTTTACGAGGGATTTAAGGGTATTGCAAGAGAACTTGCAAGAACAGTTTTACCAGTATCCAATTACACAGAATGTATTTGGAAAATAGATTTGAACAATTTTTTTCATTTTGCCAAATTACGTATGGACGCCCACGCACAAAAAGAAATACAAGACTTTGCAAATGTCATGTATGATATGGTAAAACCAAAATTTCCTATTTGTTGTGAAGCCTTTGAAGACTATATTTTAAATTCAAAAACTTTTTCTGCCAAAGAAATGGAAATCATAAAAGATAATATGAATGGAAGTTGGGTAATGGCAAAATATGGTCTATCAGAACGAGAATCAAAAGAATTTTTAGAAAAGTTAAAATAAGGAGTTTAAAATGCCGCTACCTACCGAGTACCAATCATTTATACATTTATCAAGATATGCTAGATGGAATTATTCGTTGAAACGCAGAGAATCTTGGGAAGAAACAGTCGATAGACTTGTTGGTTTTTTCAAAGAACATTTAGATACTAAACATAGTTTTAAATTAGAAAATGGGCTAGAAGCCGATTTAAGAGAGGCAGTCACTAATTTAGATGTCATGCCTAGTATGAGGTGCTTGATGACTGCCGGAGAAGCCCTCAAGAAAGAAAATGTCGCAGGATATAATTGTTCATATGTTAAGGTAGATGCTCCAAGGTCTTTTGATGAAATACTTTATATTTTGATGAATGGTACAGGTGTAGGGTTCTCGGTAGAAGAAGAGTATGTAGACAAGTTGCCACTAGTAGCGGAAGAATTTCATGAGACAGATACAACAATAGTAGTGGCAGATTCAAAACTCGGGTGGGCAAAAGCATATAAAGAATTGCTATCATTAGTATGGCAAGGTCAAATACCAAGATGGGATTTGTCAAACGTAAGACCGGCAGGGACGCCACTTAAAACATTCGGAGGCAGGGCCTCTGGTCCAGAACCTTTGGAAGAACTATTTAAGTTCACGATAAATACATTTCAGAATGCCGCTGGACGTAAACTTAAACCGGTAGAAGCACATGATATTGTATGTAAAATTGCAGAAATTGTCGTTGTTGGTGGGGTTCGCCGTTCTGCTCTTATCAGCCTGTCAAACCTCCAAGATGAGTCAATGCGACACGCTAAGTCGGGACAGTGGTGGGAGAATAATCCTCAACGAGCCCTCGCCAATAATTCGGTTAACTATAAAGAAAAGCCAGACATTGGGACTTTCATGCGAGAGTGGTTATCCCTCTACGATTCTAAATCGGGGGAGCGTGGAATCTATAACAGTATGTCGGCCAGAAGACAAGTAGAAAGTTTAAACAATGACGAAAAAATCAGAAGAGAACCAAGAGATGACTTTGGAACTAACCCCTGCAGTGAAATCATTCTTAGAAGTCGAGAGTTTTGCAACCTTTCAGAAGTCGTTGTCAGAGGACGGGACACTGCCGAATCTTTACGCAAGAAAGTTAGGGTTGCAACTATCCTTGGAACATTTCAATCAACTCTCACAAACTTCAAATACCTCTCAAGAGACTGGAAACGAAACTGTGACGAAGAACGACTTCTCGGAGTTTCCCTTACAGGAATAATGGACAATTCTCTTACCAATGGTAAGAAGGGTAAACTTGAAAATCTCTTGGAAGATTTGAAAGAAGAAGCCGTAAAAACAAATAAGGAATTTGCAGAGAAACTTAACATACCACAATCGGCTGCCATCACATGCGTTAAGCCAAGCGGAACGGTTAGTCAGCTAGTAGATTCAGCATCAGGTATTCACGCAAGACATAATCCGTATTATATCAGAACTGTACGTGCGGATAATAAAGACCCATTGTGTGCATTCATGAAAGATGCAGGGTTTCCAAATGAAGCAGATGTAATGAAACCACAACATACAACTGTGTTTTCATTTCCTATGCAAAGTCCAAAGAATGCGGTATTCAGACAAGATATGACTGCAAAAGAGCAACTTGAACTTTGGCAGAAATATCAAAAGCATTGGTGTGAACATAAGCCATCCGTAACTATTTCTGTTAAGGAACATGAGTGGATGGAAGTTGGTAATTGGGTATGGGAAAACTTTGACAGTATCAGTGGTATTTCTTTTCTACCTTTTAGTGAGCATACATACAGACAAGCACCATATCAAGATTGTACAAAAGAAGAGTTTGAAGAAGCGCTGAAAACAATGCCAAAAAATGTTGATTGGTCTCAGTTGTCTAAATACGAAGAGCAAGACTTTACCGCTGGAGCACAAGAATTAGCCTGTGCCGCCGATGGAGGATGCGAGGTTGTTGATATATGACACAAGTAATCACCGAATATCATTTGAGTGAAAAAGACGAATTATATCAAACATGGAAACATTACGAGGAGTTATTAAGTGAAGAATTAATAGCTCCTTCACATTTATATAATGCGGTAAAAATCAAAGAACTAAGAGATAAAGCACATCTATATAAACAAGAATATGAGAGGTATCAAAGTAGTTCTGTTTTAAAGGGATAACATGGATGAATATAATTCAGATAAGTTTGCACATGGATTAACTGAAATAGAAAATATTATAGAATACGAGATAAGAAAAATAGAAAAGGCAATTGTTAATATTAAGAAAAATCCAAAACCAGATTTAGAATATATGATAATGCCTGAGAAAATGAAGTGCTATAGGGAGGGGTTGAAATATACTCATAAAATTATTGGAAAATATAAACAATTAGAAGGTGTTATGGATGACGGAGAAAACGGTAAACTATGAGTGTAATTATTGTTTTGTAGAGTATGAGATAATTTACCAGCATAATCAATTACCCGATTATTGTCCTTTTTGTGGTGAATTGCTTGAAACGGATAGCGATGAAGATAATTGGGATTGATTATTCTCTAACAAGTCCTGCAATAACTTTATACAATGGAAACAATAAGTGGAATTATAATTCTGGCTCTTGTACTCATTTTTGTTTGGCGAGTAATGAACGACAACGACAAAAATGGGCCGAGATTCGGAGCATAAAAACAGACATTTATCCTGCATGGGATAATGATTTACAGAGATATCATGGTCTTGCTAACTGGGCTATAAATTGTTGTATCACTGCAATTAGCCCAGAAAGACCAAAAGCATATATTGAAGATTATGCATATGCCGCCACTGGCAGAGTGTTTCATATAGCAGAGAACATGGCGATACTGAAAGATACTCTTACAAATTGGGGAATTAAATATGAAATGATTCCTCCCACCGTTATTAAGAAATACGCTACAACAAAAGGTAATGCAAATAAAGAAAAAATGTATGATGCATTTGTTGAGGAAACTAATAGAAAACTATTAGACGAATTTAATATCAAACTAAATAATCCTATAACAGACATAGTAGATAGCTACTTTATTGCAAAATACGGATACGAACATGGCAAAAATACCTGAAGAATACGCAGATTTTGATTTTGGTTTTTCTGCGGTAGATGATGAAGAATA